GACTGCGACTCGTGGGAGTGGGACGGCACGCTGAAGTCCCTGATCGCCGCGATCAACGAGACCAGGTTCGGCGAGCCCAAGGCCGTGGCCCTGTTCCTCGAGGGCGGCGTCGACTACGCGGCCAGCGTGCGCGACTTCAGCGACGGCGCCTACGACCCGTGGGTCGGCGAGTGGTCCGTCGCGGTCTGGGAGAAGCCCGAGTATCACAATGCTGTTGACAGCACTTCACAGACGTGATGTAATCACTTCGTCAGAGATGACACCGGCCCGGCGGATCCCGGGACGCGACAGGAGTCCGATATGACCACCATTCGTTTGATCGTCAAGAACAACCGCCTGTACTTCCCCTCCGGCGGCACCGACTTCGACAAGTCCGGCTGCCCAGCCAGCGCCGACAAGCCGTCGATTCTGTTCCGGCAGTACGAAGCCGGCGATCGCGACACGATTTCGTGGCCGCTGCCCCGCGCCAAAGCCAAGCGCGAGACTGAACTCAGAAACCTTGCCTACGCCCTGTTCGACGAGCGCGAGTGCAACGACCTCTTCCCCTACGACGCCGTCATCGAGCTGCCTGACGGCACCGTGTTTAATTTCGACGACCTTGTCCGCTAATCGGAGACTGACCATGACCACCAAGCAAACCCAAAAACACTTCTTCGCCGCATCTTTTTGTATGTGGAAAGTTGACACCGACATCGAGCGGCTGATCCGCTTCATGAAGAAAGAAAAGTTCGCATTCAACCTTTGGCTCGTGCCTGTCGGCGTGGATGTCGACTACGACATCGAGCACTACAAGCCCCAGGTCGAGGGCGCTGTGTTTTTGACCGCGATCGAACCCAAGATCAAGTAACCCAGGAGACATCACAATGCCTAAGCAAGACCAACCCATCCGCGCTTACGAGACCTTCACGACCAACCTGAAGAACCTGCCCGACGGCGAGTACATGACCGAGACGCTGTACAGCGACACCGTCCCCTACAAGGTCGTCGGCCGCACGGCCGCCACCGTCACCCTGCAAAAGGTGCTGGTCGATCGCGACCCAGAGTGGAAGCCGGAGATCATCCCCGGCGGCTTCGCTGGCCACTGCACCAACCAGAACGAGCAGACCTGGCTGTACGCCGGCCTCTGTGACCGCACCCTGCGTGTGCGCCTCGTCAAGAGCCGCTTCTACGGCTCGGACAAGCTCTGGGGAAGCAAGGGCCGCGAGTTCATCGCCAACGGCGCCGTCAACAAGCACGACTACAACTTCTAACAAGTATCACAACTGTGATATGCTGCAGACCTGGCCCGGCAGTTCCGGGACGTGACCGGAGACCGAGATGACCAACGAACAGTTCCTTGCGATCGTCGACAGCAACATCGCGATGTTCAAGACCTACACCGGCGCGCACGCCGAAGCCGTGCTCGCTGAGCTGATCGACGGTCGCGCTGCTGCTGTCGAGTCCTTTGCCGGCCGCCTGCCCTGGGGCGATGTCCCCTACCGCGTCCGCCAGTTCCGCCAAGTGATGCCCGAGTGGGGCACCCGCGGCACCTGATCAATCACCAACCGGAGACGACGAATGAGCTACTCAAACCCCATGCACCACGACGCCATGAAGCCTATGCCTGCCAAGTTCCGCAGCGCCTTCGCTGCCTTCAAGAAGATGGGCGTGCCCGTCTACCAGCACCCCGACGACAGTCGCAACTTCTCGATTGACGCTGAGGCGTCTGACGCCGAGCGGTGGGTCGACTACTACGGCAACCCGTACCGCGAAGACCTCGTGTTCGGTGTGCACATCGACCTCGAGCGCGAGCTGCAGAAGCGCGGCCTGTACGCCGAGTGGGTCAACCCCGGCCGCCTGGCGGTGTACGAGGGCTGACATGAACGAAGCCCTAATCGATGCCATCGAAATCGCAGCCGTGGCCCACGATGGCCAGGTCGACGGTGCCGGCAGGCCGTACCTCCTGCACTGCCTGGCCGTGCTGCGCACGGTGGCCAAGAAGCTGCCGAACAACATTGACGCCCAGGTGGCCGCGGTGCTGCACGACGTGCTCGAGGACACATCGGTGACGACGATCACCCTGCTGCTGCAAGGCGTCAGCCGTGAGGCCATCGACCTTACAGTCATTCTCAGCCGCGAGCCCGACGAGACCTACGAACAGTTCATCGACACCGTCATCAAGGCCGGCCCGGTGGCCATCACGATCAAGCTCGCCGACATCAAGCACAACCTGTCGCGCATCGACGGCCTGCCGACTGCACGTCGCGCCAAGCTCGAGCCACGCTACCGGGCGGCCAAAAAGAAGTTGACAAAAGCACTGGGACTTACTCTTTCACAGACTTCACAACTGTGATGTAATTCTTCTGTCGGCGATGAGCTGACACCGACCCGGAGGCTCCGGGCAAGAAAGGAAATCGAATGAAGCTGGAGATCCTGATCAAGAACGTGTACGGCAACGAGATGTACTACCCGAAGAACAACTCTGCCAAGTCGTTCGCCAAGCTGACCGGCAAGAAGACGCTGTCGATTGCCGACCTCAAGATTGCAGAGACAGAGCTCGGTTACGAGATCGAATTCTTCATCGACGGTTCCGTCGTCGCCGCCGCCTTCGCCTGATCGGAGACACCATGCCCCGCGTGATTTTCAACAAGCTCCTCGGCGGATGGTTCATCGTCCGCGGCCCGCACCAGACCCCGATCGGCGGCCGCTTCGACTCCCGCGCCGCTGCCCTGGCCCACCTCAACCGCGCTCGCTAAGGAGACCAGCATGTCCGCATACCTCGTACCCGACTACCACATCAACGCCCTCGTGAGCTGGGCTCGCGACCGTCACGGCTCCGGCGCCGTCAGCTACTACTGGGGCGGCCGCCGTCGCGAAGTCCGCGGCGACGAGAAGCGCATTGCCAGCGTGCTGTACGCCGAGAACGTGCGCAGCGTCAACAGCCGCTACAAAGAGCACGACCCCGCGCACGGCTTCAAGTTCCAGTACGTCTCCAACGTGCTCAACCCGATCGACGTGATCAAGGGCTGCCACGGTTACGGCTACCAGGCCTGCGAGACCGACGACTGGGAGCAGAGCGAAGCCTTCGCCATCATCGCGGCCATCAGCCAGTCCGCCATCCGCGCCCTGCCCGGCTACCAGGAAAGCAACGCCTGGTGCATCAGCGGCCCCAAGTTCAACCTGAAGGAGACAGCATGAACAAGCTCAACATCAAGGCCACCAGCATGTCCGTCATGCACGGCCACCCGCTGGACCGCCGCGGCTGCTACGTCGACGTCACGCTGCACCTCAGCGACGACCAGATTAAGGACGCGCTGTACGAGCTGATCAGTTCGCTGCGGCTTTCAGAGGTCGAGCACATGCTGCGCAACGAGTTCCCGGACCTGTTCGAAAGCGCTTGACCAGCATCACAATGCTGATACACTTCTAACCGAGACGCACGTTTTTAACCACTCCGAAAGGACGCATCATGCAAGCAATCTCCCTCTCCGAGCTCATCGCCGCCCGCATCGCTGCCAAGCGCATCGAAGACGAGGCAATCGCTGAGCGCCGGCTGATCGACAAGCAGATCGCCGAAATGCTGAAGGACCCGGCCAAGCCAGAAGGCTCCATCAGCCAGCGCACCGAAGGCTGCAAGGTCACCGTGACCTACAAGATCGACCGCAAGGTCGACACCGACGCGCTGACCAAGGCCTGGGACACCCTGTCCGCCGCGACCACCAACGCCTTCAAGTGGAAGGCCGACGTGTCGGTCTCTGAGCTGCGCAAGCTCGCCCCTGCTGACGCTGCCGCTGCAGCCGTGTTCATCACCAGCAAGGAAGGCTCCCCTTCGATCACGATCGAAGCGGTCTGATCTCTTCCCCGGGCAATATCACATTGCCCATTTTTTCCCACTGCCTGGAGACGACATGGCAATCACCCTCACTTCCACCAAAGACAGCGCCGCGCTTAACGGCCTGAAGTTCCTGGTCCACGGTCCCGCGGGCGCCGGCAAGACCTCGCTCTGCGCCACCACTGGCGAGCCCACCGTGATCATCAGCGCCGAGTCCGGCCTGCTGTCACTGCGTGGCGTCGACATCCCGGTCATCGAGGTCAAGACCCTGGACCAGCTCTACGAGGCCTACGACTTCGTGACCAACACCGAGCAGGGCCAGGCCTTCAAGTGGATCTGTCTGGACTCCATCTCGGAGATCGCCGAGGTGGTGCTCAACCACGAGAAGAAGGTCGCGAAGGATCCTCGCCAGGCCTACGGCGCGTTGGCCGAAAAGATGACGGATCTGATCCGCGCCTTCCGCGACCTGCCCGGCCGCAACGTGTACTTCTCCTGCAAGCAGGAGCGCGCCAAGGACGAGCAGTCGGGCGCGATGCTGTACTACCCCGCCATGCCCGGCAACATGCTCAAGCAGGGCGTGGGGTACTTCTTCGACTTCGTGTTCGCCCTGCGCATCGAGAAGGATGCGGACGGCAACCCGACCCGCTGGCTGCAGACCAGCCGCGACTACAACTACGAGGCCAAGGACCGCTCCGGCAGCCTCGAGATGTTCGAGTCCCCCGACCTGTCGGCGATCGCCGCCAAGGTCATCTCCACCACCGCCAAGTAACTCCTGAAAGGACACCCATCATGGCGCAATTTGAGTTCAACACCGACAGCGTTCAGAAGCGCGAAAACAGCTACGAGCTGCTGC